GTTGAAGGGACATGTTGTGCAGAAACGCTGGATATTCTCGAACATGGGGAATTACATGGTATTAGCCGCTGTGGAAGTATGTCAATTCGACGTGGTGGATTGTTTGTTGGTCAGTCTGAGCAAGTCGAGAATAAGAAAAAGCCAGAAATGGAACGGGTTATTCCGATCAAGGATAATAATCAAGGAGATAAATCAAAAGCTAAAAACAGCGCTTGATCATTTTTCATAAAATAAAATTCCTTACAGCCGGAAAATCAAGTATGGTTTTCCGGCAGTTTTTATTTTAATTGACGGACAATTTCAAGGGGATGCTGTGGCTATTGAGTTGGAAACAGAAAGATTGTGGCTCCGTACCTGGCAGGAAGAAGATAGAGAACCTTTCTTTCGCTTGAATAGCAATCCTGAGGTCATGGCGTTTTTTCCTGATACGCTGACTAAAGAGCAAAGTAATGCACTTGTCGATATCATCATCCAACGGTTTGAAACACAAGATGGTTGGGGACTATGGGTGGTCGAATTAAAACAAAGTGGTGAGTTTATTGGTTTTGTCGGATTGAATGTACCTAATACCGCATTTCCATTTTCTCCATGTGTTGAAATAGGTTGGCGGCTGGATAAACCTTTTTGGGGTAAAGGCTATGCCTGTGAAGCTGCCCGCAGAGTCTTCGACTTTGCTTTTACAGAAATCGGTCTGGAAGAAGTTGTCGCTTTTACTACGGTTTCTAATTACCGTTCGGAAAGGGTCATGAAAAAACTAGGTATGATCAGAGATGAAAAAACATTTTTGCATCCCGCGTTAGCAGAAGATCATCCATTGAGAGAACATGTCTTATACCGGCTTCAGCGTTCATGTTAAAGATATACGCCATCAAGGTTATCCCGATGGAGAGATAACCTTGATGGAAACCGGTTTGTATTCCTTTAGGCTTTCAAACTATTGTTGTGTTGATTGTGCCGCAATGTGAAAGCTATGGCATAGGCCGGCTCATTATTGCCTGGAGATGACCAGAGCAACACGACCGATGAATTGGATGTCGCTGATGGCACAATCAAAAGTGACATCATTATCGCTGACTCGAATCTTACTGATTGGGATTTTGGCAATCTTTTTGACACTGTGCATACCCTCAATATCCACCAGCCATAAGCCATCTTGAATATTATCTTCCTGAGTATCCAGCAAATACCATGCAGTACCATCATCAACAACCAGCGGGTTTCTGAGTTCCTTGGAAATCAATTCGCTGTCCAGAATGACAGGGGTTGCTTCATTCAGTTTACCTCCTGACAGTTTTACACGAGAAACTGACGGAGCAATGATATCTTCCAGCCGTTCTGTTTTGCCACTTTCCCCATCTGGAAACATTTCTCCCTGGCCTGTGCTCAACCACAGCAGTGAAGCACCAGTTTCGAGATTACACTGGATGATCCAATCCGCTGGAAAACTATCACGAAGATAGCGGTTTGCCATCGTGCTTTTGGAAACGCCCAAATGGTCACTCAGGGCCTGACGTGATTTAAATCCATACGCGCGGACAAGACGTTCAATAGCGGGTCTTCCCCCACTATCGGACCCCATTTTGATCTCAATATTGGTATTTTTCATTGACAGTATAGATAAGAGGTATTAGTATCCCAATAAAGTTCTCATATCGAGAACATTATTGAACCCAGACTGGTTAAGCCGATAAGCATTGAGAGATATTGCATCATGAACGTCCAGATTTCAATCTTTATACATACCCAACATTGAAGTGATTTAAGAATGGCATAAGGATAGTTGAGAATAGTTGCAGATAGGTTAAAGAAACGTTGAGGGAAGACATGGCGAATATTGAGAAAGAAAAATTTGCCCAGATTAACCTCGGCCAGCGGCTGGAAGGATTGAATCATTTATCGAGGATTAGGGCGATATACTGGCGGGATGATGAAAAAGAGTTAAATTGTTTTTTTGCTGATATGCGTGACAAAAGGGACAGTCATTGCGAAGAAAACAAGAGGGTATTATCCGCTATTTTCTATTTAGCGAATATTCCACGTTCCCGTCACGATAGTGAATTTAACCATTTTACCCAAGAAGAAAAGCAGGCTCTGATTAAGGCGATGAATCATATTAAGGTTGTTGTCAGTCAGTTTCCGAAGTACTTAGTGCTGTCTCCTGACCCGATCTAATTAATCACAACTTTCTAAATACATTATTGAGTAGAACAAATGGCATAAGTATGCCAGGCACTCGCACATCCTTAATATGGTGAGATTGATGAACAGTGACTGCACTACTGGTAAACATAATGATAATTATTTAATTTCGAAGCGTGAGCAAGTTGTGATGTCACAGCAGAACATACCGCAGGGCGTTTCAATGGCAGAACGCTTATTGTGGGAAGTTAATGCAGAAGATCATCAATGGCGTCACCAATATATCGGTCAAATGCCAGATTTTCTGGCGAAATATTTCAGCCGTCGTTACGTTGATATCTTTAATCGTTCTGGTCGCCGTGATGCTAACTCCTTTCTGAGGAAGACTGTTGGACAAAATGTTCTGCCCCGGTTGCAGTTGGCGAAGAAAAGATACCAATTCAATCACTGTATTTCCGGTATAGCCCCTTTCCCTTTTATTGAGTCACTGGATAATGTGGCGACATATACTCGCAAGCAACTCTTAAAGCTTGCACATGAAATTTCTGTTTTTATTTCCAGCAATTATGAGCACTATTCTTCTCCGGAATGTTCTCAAAAACACTCATCAGCTTCAGCTGACAGTGAAAATGCACAATTTTCCCGAGTGGTGAGGTTGTATCAATTGCTGGCAAAGCTGACTTTGCAATGTGGTACGAATCCTCCTTATTGGCAGCATTTTAATCATGGTCGAAAACCCCCTTCCGTTGATCAACTTTGTTCGGGGATGTTGCGAATGATGTCTGCCCGCTGGTGGTATTTCCGTTTGAAGCGTCTGCGTGATATCCAGTCAGAGCATATGGCAATTGCGGTCGGACAAGTGCAACAAGCGGCTTCTCCGTATATTTCACGTCAGGCACTTCGGGAATGGCTGGAACAAAAACGACGTAATCGTGAATTTTTCAAACACTTTGATTTGGAAAATGAAGAAGGGGAGCGCATCTCATTGGCGGATACAGTTGTTCATAGCAACGCAAATCCGGCAATCCGGCGTTGTGAACTGATGGTCAGAATGCGTGGTTTCGAAGAAGTAGCCAATAAAATGGACTGTGTCGGGGAATTTTATACCATCACTGCGCCTGCAAAATATCATGCTGTACAGCATCAAGGTGGATTCGTTAAATATTGGGATGGTGCAACTCCGCGCGATACTCAACATTATTTAAGCGGGATTTGGGCAAAAGCCCGGGCTGCGATTGCCCGTGCAGGAATTAATCTATTTGGTTTTCGCGTGGTGGAACCCCATCACGATGGTACCCCTCATTGGCATATGGTGTTGTTCATGATGCCCGAGCATTTATTGCAGGTGAGGAAAATTCTTGAACATTATGCTTGTCAGGAAGAGCAAGCGGAATTGCAGCGAAATGAAGCTAAAAAGGCACGCTTTGATTATCGGGAACTCGATCCTGACAAGGGGAGTGCAACAGGCTATATCGCGAAGTACATTTCCAAGAACATTGATGGCTATGCGCTGGATGATGAAATTGATCATGAAACGGGTGAATGCTTACGTGATATGGCGAAATCGGTCACCGCTTGGGCGAGTCGTTGGCGTATTCGCCAATTTCAACAAATTGGTGGTGCCCCGGTTTCGGTTTGGCGCGAACTACGCCGTTTGAGGGAGATAAGTTTATCTGATGATAAAATCAATGCGGTTTTGCAGGCGGCAGATGAAGGTAATTGGGCTGCTTATACTCAAGCGCAGGGTGGGCCGTGGGTAGCACGTTGTGATCTGGTCATTCGCTTATCTTATAAACATATTCCGTTTGGCAGTCCTTACGGTGAAGATATTCATTCTGTACAAGGCGTAACATCGCCGTTTTTATCCCGGGATGAATTTATCTGCACACGAATTCACCAATGGTCAATTGTACCGAAATCTGATTATTTTGTGTCCGAACAAGTTGTTGATAAAGGTAGCATAAAATTCTCCTCTTGGAGTTCTGTCAATAACTGTACGGATGAACAGGTTTATCATTATGGGGAGAGAATATCTGGCATAACAAAAAACATACGGTGTCATTAGTAAATATTTCTATAAAAGTAATAAATGATAGTTATTAACTATCAAATTTTATCCTTATAAAAGGAAAAAACTACTTTAACTTTTTTATCATTAGGTGTACTGTATATATATACAGTTTTTATATGGAGGCGGATATATCAGTGGAATCTCTTATGGAATCATTGATAGCGCAACGTATTAATTTTATTGCCAGAATGGCAACAAGTTGCGAATGCAATCATGCAGAAGACAAAGAACTGGCTTTGGTTTGGATAGCAGAATTATCTGCACCTTATGAGAAAAGACTCAGTAGTTACCAAAATTCATTAAAAAATAATATTTTAGATAGCAACATATTGGGAAACTCGGATTCAATAGAAGAATAGATTTGGCGGGAGAAAAGGATGCGTGTAGAAATACTTTTCGATAAAAGAGCTAATGTTTCTGAAGTAACCATGTCTTCACTTGAAAGTGAATTAAAAAAAAGAATACTACCGCAATATCCTGATACGCATTTTAGAATTGCAATCAGTAGCAGTACTTCCGTAAGAGTGACAGGGACTAAAAATAGTAGTGAGCACGACCACATAATGGAACTGATTCAAAGCGTCTGGGAGGATGACAGTTGGCTGTCAGATTAAACTCGGCAGAATAGGGATATTCTCCAACGGGATGGCAAGATATTATAATAAGATAAAACAGCACAAAGGCAGGAAATTGTTTCCTGCCTTTGTGCTTATATTCATTTGTTTATTTTGTACTATTAGCCTAACAACTTCCTTTCATTGAGACATATTCTTGATTATTCGATCATAACTCTTCGATTTATAAGCCATACCTAATAGATTTCAAGATGCAGCCAACAAGGCGGCAACCTGAAAGACGACGAGTATATTTTTGGTAAAGAAAAAGGAGAGCATATGCAAATTATCGCACAACAAAATGAAACGGTTGATGCCATATGCTGGCGTCATTATGGGCGGACGCTGGGAATGACAGAACGTGTATTGCAGGCCAACCCCGGATTGGCTGATTTTGGCGCGGTATTGCCTCATGGAACAAAAATTGAAATGCCGGAGTTTATGCCCACTGCCAGTAAGCCGATGATCCAACTCTGGGATTAAGGAGCAGGCATGGATAAATACAGCCACGCTACATATACCTGTGCCAGTACTACTGCCATTTTTTCCGGTCTTTCTTTATATGAGTGGAGTTTTATTCTTGGGGCATTCGCCAGTATTACTCTTGGTATTCTGACCTATCGGCTCAATCGTCGGGAACAAATGAAACGAACCCTGATCTTGAAAAATATCCTGGAAAATCTGGAGATAGAACCTACATCGAAACCGGCCAAGATAGTCAGCGAGCTGATCCATCAAACGCCAAAAGATTTGTAGTAAGCAGATGAACTGGCTGATTGGAATTGAAATGATGAAAAAAATGCCTTTAATTGTCAGTTTGGTGATTGGTGGCATTTTGGGTTGGTTGGGGCATCGTTCTTTATTTCTCAGTGAATTGACAGGATTGAAACAGCAACAGGCTGAACAACTCGTTGCTATTAATCAGAAAGCATATTCAGAAATATTGGCTGCCATCCGACAAATGAAAGATGCACAAAATCGGGCGGCGAAATTGGATGAATACTATTCAGAGAAATTAGCTCATGCCACCGAAGAAAATGCAGCTTTGCGTACTGACATTGCTGCTGGCCATCGGCGGGTGCAAATCGCCGCCGCCAATCTTGCTACCTGTCAGCTCACCCAAGACCGAAATACCAGCACCCGCAGCGTGGGCGATGGAGTCCAAATCGAACTCACTGCAGAAGCTGGACGCGCTATTTACGATATCCGAACCGGAATCATCCGCGATCAAACCAAATTAGATTACCTGCAACGGTATGTACGTGATGTTGTCCGGCAGTGTAAACCGGAATAATCGTATCCTGCCTCGAAAAGCCTTTTTTCATAATGAAAGAAGGCTTTTTATTTAATTGATTAAAAAGGATTTTATTGCCTTTTTTGTATGTTGTTTCCTACAAATCCGGTTTAATGTCCGGCCTGCTTTTTCATGGCATTCTTATGTCATGAACACACAACTCACTGAACTGATGCGCTTATTGCGCAACCTGATCCGAACAGGCGTCATTACCCAAGTGGACACCACAAGGGGAATGTGCCGGGTCGCGACAGGCAACCTTGAAACCGATTGGCTGCACTGGTTGACATCCAGAGCGGGAAACTCCCGCACATGGTGGGCGCCCAGTGTTGGTGAGCAGGTTTTATTACTGTCCATAGGCGGTGAACTGACCACCGCCTTTGTATTGCCAGCAATTTTTTCAGATGAGTTTCCGGCACCATCAACATCTCCTGAAGCAACACATATGAAGTTTCCGGATGGTGCAGTGATGGAATATGAACCGCAATCAGGCGCATTGACTGTGACTGGCATCAAAACCGCGACAGTGACTGCATCGGATTCCGTTCATATAACTGCGCCGGAAATTACCTGTGTTGCCAGTACCAGGATCACGCTGGATACACCGGAAGTCATCTGTACGCAGCTGATGAGCACGGGGAATCTGATCGTGCGCAAAGGCGGCAAAATGACGGGCAATATTGAACACACCGGCGGCACATTCAGTTCCAACGGAGTGGTCGTGGATTCCCATAAACACACCGGTATCCGGTCAGGCGGTGACACATCAGGAGGCCCCGTATGATGTACCTGGGTATGAACCGACAAACAGGCAGGGAGCTGACCGATCTGGATCATGTCCGGCAATCTGTCAGTGATATTTTACTGACCCCTGTGGGTAGCCGTATTGCACGACGTACTTACGGCTCTTTGCTGCCTGAACTGATTGACTGGCCGCAGAATCCGGCGCTCAGGCTTCAGGTCATGGCAGCTAGTTATACCGCAATTAGCCGTTGGGAACCACGTGTGACGCTGACGTCAATCACGATGGAAACCCTACAGGACGGCAGAATGGTGGTGGATATCACAGGTACTTACCATCAATCTGCCAGAGAATTTTCACTTTCTATTCCGGTGAACCATTCCCGGTGAGGCTATTCCTGAGAGGTAAGGTATGCCAACAATCGATTTAAGCCAGTTGCCACCACCGGATGTGGTTGAGCCACTGGATTACGAACAACTGTTAGAAGAGCGTAAAAGAGGGCTGATATCGCTTTATCCCGAAGAACAGCGGGATGCGATTGCACGAACCTTACAACTTGAATCCGAACCTTTGGTCAAGTTACTGGAAGAGAACGTGTACCGCGAACTGCTCCTGCGCCAGCGAGTCAATGAAGCCGCACGCGCGGTAATGGTGGCTTATTCAACCGGCAGCGATCTGGATCAATTGGGTGCGAACAACAACGTATCCCGTATGGTTTTGCATCCTGCGGATAACTCCACCATACCGCCGACACCAGCTGCTATGGAGTCCGATAACGATTACCGTGTGCGGATTCCCCAGGCCTTTGAAGGCTTAAGCGTTGCAGGTCCTGTCGGTGCTTATGAATACCATGCGCGTAGTGCAGATGGCCGTGTCGCAGATGCTTCGGCTATCAGCCCGTCACCAGCCAACGTCACGGTAACAATCATGTCCCGTGAAGACAAAGGCGTGGCATCCAAAGAACTGTTGGAAATCGTCGAAAAAGCCCTGAATGATGAAAACGTACGTCCGGTGGCAGATCGCTTGAGAGTCCAGTCAGCGAACATTGTGGAATATGAAATTGATGCGGTGTTGTACATCTTCCCGACACCGGAATCAGAACCTATCCGTAAGGCGGCTGAGCAGAAACTGAAACACTATGTCGAAGCACAGCATCGTTTGGGGCGTGACATTCGTTTGTCAGCGATTTATGCCGCATTGCATGTGGAAGGTGTCCAGCGTGTAGAACTGAAAGCCCCGCTGAAAGATGTTGTGCTGGATAAAACCCAGGCTTCTTACTGCACCAAGACCACATTGACGATGGGAGGTTCTGATGAGTGATCGCCTTCTGCCGATGGGCTCAACCCAGTTAGAACTTGCAGCGGCTAAAGCTTGTGCTGAGTTGCAGAAGATCAAAGTGCCATTGCGGGAACTGTGGAACCCAGACACCTGTCCGGCATCGTTACTGCCTTATCTGGCATGGGCGTGGTCAGTGGATCGCTGGGACGAAAACTGGCCGGAGAGCACCAAAAGGGAAGTGATCAAAGGCTCGTTGTTCCTGCACAAACACAAAGGAACGATTGGTGCGATTCGGCGGGTGGTTGAACCGTTGGGTTATCTCATCCGTGTGCGGGAATGGTGGCAGACTAACGATGCTCCGGGCACCTTCCGACTGGATATTGGAGTATTGGAAAGCGGCATCACTCAGGAAACATTTAATGAACTGGAAAACCTGATTTTTGATGCCAAGCCTGTGAGCCGACATCTGATTGGGTTGGATATCAACTTAGATACACGCGGTAAATATCACTACTCGGCAGCGACTTACAGTGGTGACGAACTGACAGTTTACCCCTATTTCCCGGAACAAATCACGGTATCCGGCTCAGAAATCGTGGGCGCGGGCATACACATTATTGATGACATGAGGATTAGACCATGAGTACCAAATTCTTTGCGCTGCTGACGCAGTTAGGCGCAGATAAATTGGCAAATGCCGCAGCACTGGGTACTAGAATTGAAATTACCCATATGGCCGTTGGTGATGGTGGTGGCAAATTGCCGACACCAGACACCAAACAAACCAAACTGATTAATGAAAAACGTCGTGCAGCGATTAACACGCTGAGCATCGATCCTAAAAACACCAACCAAATTATCGCCGAGCAGGTTATCCCTGAAAACGAAGGCGGCTGGTGGATCCGTGAGATCGGCCTGTTCGACAAAGACGGCATTCTGATCGCGGTAGGTAACTGCGCAGAAACGTATAAACCCCAATTGCAGGAAGGTTCCGGCCGTACCCAGACCATCCGCATGATCCTGATTGTCAGCAGCGCTGACGCGGTGACACTGAAAGTTGATCCATCCGTAATTCTGGCAACACGTGAATATGTCGATGATTCTATCCAGAAACACGCGAACAGCCGTAACCATCCTGACGCGACGCTGAAAGAAAAGGGATTTGTGATCCTGAGCAGCGCAGTGGACAGCAATAGCGAAACTCATGCAGCAACACCGAAAGCGGTGAAAGCAGCTTATGATTTTGCTAATGCCGCGAATAATAATGCGAATGGTCGTCTTGAAAAAAACAAGAATGGGGCGGATGTAGCTGATAAAGATGCATTCAATCATAATATTGGTTCAGGTAGGGCATTCAGCGGAGAAGTTACAATCGGTGGTGGTGGCACTTGGACAACTGAAGAATTCATCGCATGGCTAAAAAGTAAGGGCGCTTTCAATCATCCTTATTGGATGTGTAAAGGTACATGGGCATATGCCAGCAATAGAAGGATCACAAATACTGGTTGTGGCTCAATCCATTTAGCAGGCGCTGTCGTGGAAGTCATGGGTATTGAAAGTGTAATGACTATCCGCGTTACGACTGCTCCTACATCAGTAGATGGCTGCATTCCGAATGCACAGTTTACTTATGGAAATCATGGTAAAGATTATCTCCCAAGTTGGAGGAGGGATTATAACACCATTAATAAACCTACTTCTGATGAAGTCGGTGCGTATTCAAAAAGTGAAACAGATATACGAGTTAATGAAGCTAAAGATTTGGCAAATACTCGTCTAGAAAAAAGCAAAAATGGTGCTGACATTCCAAACAAAGATGAGTTTGTGAAAAACCTCGGTTTAATGGAAACCCAGAATCAGGCCCGGAATGCGGTGCCAAATAGCCGGAGAATTAATGGAAAATCATTGGTGGAAGATGTGACCCTGAGTGCAGCAGATGTAAAAGGGGAACCGCGTTATAACCAGATGATTGACCTGACTGGCCTAAGTACAGATCGGTATTATCCGGTATGGTGGCAATTTCCGTCGAATGAGCATGGAGCTAATTCATGGCTAACGATACACCGTAATTACGCCGAAGATCGGGATAATAAAAACCCGTTCGGAAAAGAGACTCATTTAGCAGGGTTAGAGGTACAAATAGAAGGAAGCGATACACTATGGGGAGGAGATTCTCATTACTTGAATATAAAACGGATTTATCAACGTTATCGTAATACTGTCAAAAAGATTGAATATGGCATGATGAGCATTGCCAGGCCTGTCAATGGCAAATATCCTCTATACTATGATTGGAAACCGGGTCAGACCGTAGAGTGTCATGTATATAGTGGCTGTTATTTACGTGGAGGTTTAACCTATCATGTCACTAGTAACTTTCCCGGGGTCAATTATTCTCGTAAAGAAGAAGAAGTGGGAATATGGAGTAATGCAAGTGATAACGATAAAAGAGAAATTAAATGGACGGTGAAGTCTTATGCTATTGATGATCCTGATTTAGGAAAAGATTACGATAATACGGTTTTGCCTTATGCACATGATTACGCTGAAACTATCAATTTGGCAAAGGACGCCGTACCGAATTCAAGAAAAGTAAATGGGAAATCTCTCGCAAATGATATTGTACTGAATTCAGGAGATGTTGGTGCGTTTTCTAGAGGAGCTACAACTGTTGTTCAAGGAGAAAATAGCGTACCGTGGAATGCAGCATCCGGTTCTTATATTGCTGCAAGAAAAGGAGACTCTCTACTTGTAGTTCATTTTAATGTGGATTCTGGCAGTACCCCGGCACTCCAATTAAAAACTATGTATCGAAACAATAGTATCGCTTATCGTTCAGCTAGAGATAGTTTTGGATTTGAAGAGCCGTGGACAGAATTCTATACTACTAAAAATAAACCTTCTGCGGCAGATGTTGGTGCTCATACAAAATCGGAGTCTGATGCAAAATATCAGCCGAAAGGCAACTATGCTCCGGCAGGAAATTATGTAGTAAGAGGGGAGTCTTATACCAAACAGGAAAGTGATGCACTTTATCGGAACACTGGAGCAATTACTAATATACGTCAAGGTGAAAAAAAAGCGGAACATTTTACAGATTCAACCAAATCCTGGGAATCTCCATCGGGAGGAATACTAACAGGTATTGATACATTAATGTGGTCTGGGGGTAGGATGCATATACGTACTGTATATTACCGTATCATTCAAGTTCTTCAAAATGGCCAATGGATAACATCAGGGAGATTATAAAATGGTTACCAAATTAGGAAAATTCACAGTATATATACCTGTTAATCCTATACCAAACGGAGTTTATCTACAGGATGAGTCTGGTATGGATTGGTACAAATCACAAAAACTATTTTCTAGGGATACTGTAAAGATAGTTTATTACGAAGATGGTAATATTGATTCATATAGTAAAGATGTCTCCGCTCTTTGGCCGATAAATGCTTATATTTCTGAAATAAATGAGAAAGATATCCCAGAGAATTTCTCAGTTTCAGGTGATTGGGGTTTTTATAACGGAAAAATATCTAAAAAGGTACTGACTGATGAAGAGATTATTCAGTATAATACAATTGAAAAATCTTCTTTATTTGATGAAGCATTGAATAAAATACAACTATGGCAAACTCAATTACTACTTGATATTATTTCTGATGAGGATAGAATTCATCTGATGGAATGGATGAAATATATGCAAAAACTACAAAACATCACATTATTAAACATTTCTGACATTGACTGGCCTAAAAAACCAGAATAAGTAAGAATGCCATCTTAGTATAATTTAATTGTTAACTTGAAAATATGTTATGTAAGTGTGGTTAGCAACAGATTTTTCCTATTATTTATTGTCATTTAGGTTTGTAAATGACAGAATTATTAGAGAAATATAATTAAGGTTTTTAGCGATTTATTCTAAAATTAAACAAAATCCGCCTTCACAACAGGCGGATTTTTACTATTTTTTATTAGCTAAATAAAGTTGCACGGTCTTCTTTTGCATGGTATTTACATCAAACTCTGAGATGGCTTTTTGTCTTGCTTCGAACCCCATATTTCTTATAGTATCAATTGGAAGCCTTGATATTTCCTCAAGGATATTTCTTATTGAATTGATATCATTCTTCTTTGTAATCCATCCATTCACGCCATGGTTAATATTCTCTGGTAACCCTGAGTAATCACTGACTATAACAGGAAGGGATAAAGACATCATTTCTCGACACGCAAAACTAATAGTTTCGCAATTTGTTGATAATACAAAACCTATATTTTTTTGAGAAATAATTTCTATTTGTTTCTTCTTATCATCAATGAAACCGGTAAAAGTTACATCAAGATCATTTATTGTTCGACCAATAAGTTTTATTATATCATCGGGAGATGGCGTTCTACCTAAAATAGTAATTGAAAAAAAATCTTGTAAATGAGGATGCTCAATTAGAGCTTTAACAAGTAAATGCCAACCTTTATGTTCAGCAGTTCCTGCTGATGATACGAGATTTATTTTATTATTGATTTCACTAAATGGATAATGATAGCGTACCCAAAAATTTGTATCAATTCCATTTTTAATGACTATAGATTTATTTGTAGTAAAAAGTAACTTAAAACTTTCAAATTGATTATCGCTAACAAAAATGATTTTATCACAATATCTAGAAAGTATCATTTTTGTAGAGAATGATATTTTGTAATTATTATGTTTTGTATAAATTATTTTTATTTTCAATCTATAGATTTTTTTACATAAAATTATTGTTTTTAGATCGCTTGAACCATTTGTATGTATTATTTTAATATTATTATCTAGAATATATTGGCGAAGAGTCTTTATATTTTTGTATATATTTAACGCAGTATTTATCTTAAAAGTGAAATCTATAGAAAGTAGCTTATTAAAGTTAGCAGAATTTAGTTCAATATAGAGCTTACTAGTATTTGGACAAGCAACATGATAGTGAACTTTATTCCTATCATCAGAAAGTAAACTTTTTATATAAGTGGTATGTCCACCACCTTTACCTTTATGAAAATTTGTAATTAATATGTTCATTTTTTGTTTCATCAATTAACGTCATAGTGTATACAGGTAAATTCTCATTTCAGCTAGAATGATCTTATCTGAGCTAAAAATCAAGGGCGGATTTGACTAATAAATACAATTTATTAGAAAGGCGGTCAGTTGTTATAGTAGGTATCTTTCCCACCACAGGAAAAACGGAGTGCGTTTATATGAATGCACTATAGTCTATATGCAACTGATTAAAATAGAAAGATATCCGATTTTCGAGCATAGAGTTGTTAAGTTAACCCCAGCTTTACTTAAGAATGGCAATTTCAGAATCACGTAAATTTAAGCCCGACTTTTTCGGTTGGAAGGTATACGCAATTAAATCCGATACCACTTCCAACAAAAAGCCGGCTATGCTCCGGTGTTTTGAATGTTCTATCTGAGAGATATTTTTCAATTGGTCATTCACCGGTTGAATAGACCGCGGGAACTGCCTCCGCAGCCTCTCGCAGAACAGTACGTGAGTCTCTCAGCTCATACCTCTCCCATCAAGCAAACACGCCTGTCATTCCTGCCCATCAATGGGCAAACAATCCCTTATGCTTCTTTGCGATCCTTTGAAGAAGTTTTGAGGCTTGGGTTTTGTGTCAGCTCAGTACCTTGAACTTTCGCCTAATCCAGCGCACTAACGCTTTGTTGAGTTGCCTGAAGACCTTATACAGTTCAGACAGACAAAATTGCCCATAATAATTCAACCAGACATTGATTATGTGTATTAGTGTGATTACCGAGGGAGACTGACGGACTAATTACCGAGGGACTTTGTCGTTCCAGCATACCCGTCTCTGCATAGAACGCTCAACTCATCATCATCGCTAAGCAACAGCGAGCGATGATTTTGCTCTCTCTACTCGCAGGGCTACCGTGTTGAGTTTATGTCTCAGCCAGATACACCGAACCGTGGACTGGCTTATCTCTATCCCGTACTAAATGGTATCTGTGAACGCTTCCATAAAACGATTTTACACGAGTTTTATCAGGTGACGTTCCGCAAGAAACTTTACGGTGATCTGGATAGCCTTCAAGCGGATCTAGACAACTGGCTGTGGCACTACAATAATGAAAGAACGCATCAAGGAAAAATGTGTTGTGGGCGAACGCCAATGGAAACGTTACTTGATGGAAAACGCCTCTGGGCAGAAAAAAATCTGAACCAGATTTAACCTGACAGACACCTGTATAAATAACCGGTAACTGTCAGGTCAAGTCTGAGCTAGTACAGTTTATGGTGTGAACACCGAGGGACTTTGTCGTATCTTAACTACCAAGCGATTCTGTCGTTTTGAAATATTTACCAAGGGAAATTGACGGATCTATTTGATCAGTGATTCTCTGAATATTCCTTATACATATTCAGAGGTTGCGAAGGATGATTATGATGGATTCTAAAACTCAGCTCACCGTGGATGTGATCGCCAAGGTCGCTCAGGGGAAAATGAGTATTCTTAATGCTTCCAGGCTCTTGAATAAGTCCCGCCGAACGATTGAACGTTACCTTCAGCGTTATCAGAAGGTCGGCATCCAATTTGCCATTCACGGTAATGCAGGCAGAAGCCCAGCCAACAAAATCCCCAATTCCCTCAAGAAACAGGTTCAGTCCCTTATCAAAGAAAAGTACTACGACCTGAATTTGCAGCATCTGGCCGAGTTGCTGGAAAAGAATGAAGGCATCTTGGTAAAGCGTGAGACGCTGCGTTCGTGGGCACATGCTATCCATCATATGAAAAGGTCTAAGCGTCGGCGGACTCAGGTTCGAAAAAGGCGCGAGCGGATGGAGTCGGCGGGTTTACTGCTTCAAATGGACGGCAGCCCTCACCGCTGGTTCGGGAACGAAAAGTCTTGCCTGATAGCCCTCATCGATGACGCAACCAGTGAAGTCCATGCCGAGTTTTTTCAGTCGGAAACGACCGAAGGCTGCCTTAAAGTCATGAGAGACTACATTGAGAAAAAGGGGCTGTTTAAAGCGCTATACGTCGACAAAGCCGGTATCTTCGGAGGCCCGAAGCGCTGTCACTTCTCCCAAATGCAAAGAGCCTGTGAGGAGCTGGGGATCGAGATCATCTTTGCCAACTCACCACAGGGTAAAGGTCGTGTCGAACGCGCCTTCGATACTTTCCAAGACCGTCTGGTTCCTGAGTGACGACTGAGAGGGATCAGCGATATGCAGAGCGCGAATCAGTACCTCCAGGGAGAGTTCATTCCTGAGTATTGGCAGAAAAACATCAGGGTCAATGCCAAAAATGTTAAGTCCGAGTTCAAGCCTGTTCCTGCGCATATTGACCTCGATACGGTCTGTATTCAGGAGGATTATCGGAAAATCCGCCGTGACCATACGTTCAGCTACTACAACAAAATGTACCTTATTGACTCGCCTCTGAGGCACTCTATCACTCACCAGAAAATAGAAGTCCGAAAGCATGATGATGGCAGCATCGTTGCCTGCTTCGCTGGCCGAAAGTTGATGATATCTGAGGTGATAGAGCCGACACAGCCTACGATGTATGACTTAGAAATCCAGAGAAAACTGGATGCAATAGCCCTGGCAGAAAAACTGGGTAATGTCTCTGAAGCGGCTCGCCTCAGTGGCTGCTCACGAGAAACTCTCTATAAGAATCGCAGGCTACTCAAAGAAAAAGGCCCACTTGCGTTAAAGCGCACGCTCAATCCAGGCCATCACCACAAAAACCGAACGCCAAAAGAACGGGAGGAAACGGTGATTGCCTTCTCGTTGGAAAACCCCCATCTGGGCCAAGTTCAAATCGCAGCCCAACTCAGGAAAAAGTACGGGATAGAGATAAGCCA